TGTTTTGTGATATGGGCCAGAAATGGGCGACCAATATGGTTTGGACTGCCTATAAGAATCAGCACGAGAGAGGCATTATAGCTCCCGCAAGAGGGACTTTTTTCGTTCCCATTCCCGCTGGGGACGTTTTACGCCCTGTGCAGAATACCGTCTATAAATGGGACGAAGAACTTAGAGGTCGTATGGAGATCTCAGTTAATGGTATACGGATGGAACCGACAGATGCGTTGGTTGCGTTGGATGCAGAGGAGAATGTGACCAACGTTATGTGGCCAATTTTGGTCACCCATCGTACCCTGTTTGAGCCAGCAAACACCCAGAAGAATTTGCTTCTGGCTCTGTTGTGTCGAGTTCATAAGATTCCCAAATACCATGCGTTGGTGGATTTGGAAGATCGCAAGAAGGCTTGGGCCCGTGTTTTCCAGACTTTGGTGGAAGTCGGAGCGCTTGACCATCAGGTGTTCTTAAACACGAGTTTCAAGGAGGCGATTGAATTGATGGGTAGCAAAGGCGCGCGTATTGAGCGAGCCATTGACCGTGAGATAGAAGAAGGCTCAGGTCGCTATACCAAGACCATTTCGTTGAAATGGAATGAGACTATCTCCGTAAAGGAGATAGCCGGGGTCATTACTATAAAACCCCGAGCAATAACCAATTTGGATGCCAAGTACCATGGGCATTGCTCTCCTTGGTCTCGTGATTTTTCCGAGGCCATGAAGAAGAGAATTTTCAGTCGGAACATTTTTACGTTACCGAATGGAATTGAGGTGTGTTTGATATATGCCTCTGGTGTTGATCAGGAAGGTCTGGACGATATCGCCGAGTTTATACAATCAGTGGATTGTGTGGTGGTAGTTGGGTCCGGAGATGATACCTTCGTCACTTTTGGCCGCTACCAGGGTTATTTCGGTATGTATGGAGCCGAAGGTGATTTCTCCATGGCGGATCAGAGTCAGGACGAAGCCTGCTTTGAGGAGTACCAGTTCCCACTTAAGAGGAAGTTGGGTCTACCTGAGGAGATAATTCAACACATTAGGGAGCAATGTTCGAATCCTTATTCGGTTAATAAAAATCAGCTCGTAGTGCGAGGAGATGGGGGTTTTCAATTACCTACGGGAATTGTTTTTACCTCATCCGACAACACTGATACCGCTTTGGGCGGTTTCACCCATTACCTGTCCAGGTGTGATCTTGAGGGGTCACCTCCGGGTGTCGAAGAGACATTCGGGGAACTGGGTCTCGAGATTAAGTTTATTCCTCGAGACACGTTTTCGAGGATCACCTTTGTTAAAGGGTGGTGGAAAACGGACATTAACGGAGTGCTGCATTGGGTGCCACTCCCAAGCCAAGTCATTAAGATTGGCAAGACGATGACGGATCCCCAGATTATGACGAAGACCAAGCGTCGATTTGGGGTGTTTCGGTACACGGAGGAAGACTCCATACGCCAGGTGGCTTATGCCGTCTATTTGGGGCATAAGAACATCTCACGA